ATCAAACTTAGGCATCGAGTCTTTTAACGCCCGCAATAGTTCAGATGTGTTATGTTCAGTTTCGAGAATAGTATATTTAGTACTCCATTCATTATCTTTTGCTTCTAATAACTCAGGAATTTTTAATAACTCATCTTGTGCCTTTTTAAGCTCAATCTTTAATGTTTCATCCCCTTTGTGATTTGCAAATTTATCTTCTGCTAATTTCACTTTTTCTTCAGCATCTAAAATCTTTTTTTCTGATGCTTTCGGTAGCCATTCAATACCTAATCTTTCAAAGAATGCTGAGAATTGTTCTTTTTCATTCTTTGCAATACCTGTTAATGATGTTAGCTTTTCGGCTGCACCATTAAAAATACCATCAGCATTTTTATTAGCTAATGCTTTTAATTCAGTTTCTTTTTCTGCGTACACACTATTTATTACCTCAATCTGTTCAGGTGTAAATGCTTTTTCTTTTATTTGATCTTCCGTTAACATAGTCTATTATGTTTAATATTAATTTAATTGTTTAATTTTTCGTCAATTTTAGCCTTCATTGTTTCATCTTTCATTTTAGGATGTGGATTTTTACCAAACAATTGAACATATTGTTCAACTAATATAGAATTACCAGCAGGCTCTAATGGTGCAGCAATTGGCTTTTTATCTTTCTTTAAATCAGCAATCTCTTTAGCCATTCCTTTCATCAATTCTGTTTGCTCTTCAATTAATTGAGCTGGTGTTTTAGGCTTTTTACTCTTATTAGCACTAAGCTTAATTTGCTCATTAACCTCATTCATTCTATCGTTATTTTCAACAATAGCCTTTTTACTAGTTTTAGTAGGCGGAGTATAATCGATGCAACTTATGCATTCAATACTACAAAACCCTAATTTTTTCCAGTTATTGTCATCAAGTATGTTAGTTAATTCAAACTCATCATACTTTGGCTGAATCAATTTGTTCTTCAGCTTCCCGTTTTGATCGTACTGAGTTTCCTTCCCCAGTATCATCCTCATTTTGTAAACGTTCATAGTCTATTATGATTAAATTATTTAATAATGTTCTCGCTGTATTTAATTTTTTAATATCTGTTGCGTTTTCGTCAAAGAACTCATTCATAAATATATTTATCTTTCCATATTGAGATTCAAATAAATCTATGTAATAAGGAAAATTTAATCTAAGTTCTTTTTGTTTAAGATTTACACCTATTAATGACATAAATTCCGTATCTGTTATTGTTGAATAAGGAAGTAATTTATATAAAACGTTATTTCTTAATAGTTGATTTGGATTGTTTTTATATATGGAATAGTTAATCCGACTTATAATATTTTCTTTGTCTATTGGATCAATCGCTTTACCTAGTGAATCTCTCAATTCAAACTCAGTCTCTAAATAAAAATCAGTTCCTTTATCTATATAAGCTGATTTAAAAGCTTTACCAAATACTATCCTTAATAACTTACTATCTAATGATGTCTGTAACTCTGATAATTTCCCGCTTAGTTCTATTAGTGTATTTTCGAGTGTTTGATTGCCTCTAGCAATCTGATCAACATTCTTTGCTTGACCATTTGAATCCTCTACGCCTTTACCAACTAACTGAAATTTAATCTCGCTATATTTCTTATCTACGAAATCATCTATCCAAGTAAGAATATCTACAGGTATATAATGAAATTTAACAAAGTTAGCATTAAGGTCAACCGGTCTTTCTCCATTTTCTCCAAACTTAGGAACTGGCATTCCTATTACAGTACCAGCTTGTATTACCGTATCTTGATTACATATAGGACATTTAACTAAATTATCTTTATTACCTAACACTCCATTTTTACCGGATAGATAACCTTCAACGCATCTAGTACCATTCTCAAATACTGAATTACATACTTTGTTATTTTTCTTGTAGTGAGTTATTACAGGCAATGCACCATTAGGAATACACATCTTTTGTAATGTATAATAGTTTACATAATTTTCAAACTTCTCTTTAAAATTTGAAAATATACTTTTCCTTGTTACAAATACATTATTATTTAATGGGTCGACTGATATAAAATCGGCAGGGCATTGTTCTATTTTGTGAGGGTTAGATGATTCTAATATGTAATCTTCACCCGTTTTTATATATACCGAGTAAAACTCATCAGTATAATAGAAATATCTTTCGTCACCATTTTTATTAATACCCTTGAAGACTATCTTTTTTATCTTCCCATCGATTGTAGGTTCGATTGCTTGAACGGCTGATATGTCAATAAAATATCTATATGGCTTTTTAGATTCTAAATAGTCTGTTATGACTATTGAGTTATGGCTATTGATTAATCGTTTAAACACCTCATTTTTATAAAACCCATTATAACTATCTATTATATCAGAAGATCGAATTTGGCTCGATTTAGAAGTAAAAGTATAATCATAATAAGAATTAGTAGCATCGAATACTTTTTTTAATTCTGGCGTTATGTCATCTTGAATAAGTGAGGCGGTGGGTAATGGATGCCTAAGATACTTCATATACGATTTGAAATTATCTTTTCGCATCCAACCTCTAACCCAATTAATAAAAGGGTTTGAAGCTTCATATAAACTTTCTATTGATTCATCACTATTAATATGTATAGTATTGTTGTGGGTTTGGATAAAGTACGATAGTTCATTTTCATACTTGATAGCTTGTGTAATTTCGGTTTTATATTTGCAATCCTTAATAAATTCTTTCATCAACAGAACTATTTATCTTGCAAATGTAGTCTTTATTTAGATTAATTACAAATAGTATCTTATTTATAATGATTATAGATAGCGTTAACTAAAATTTATATTGCCATAATAATCATCCATATTCTGTAAATTATATTTCATATGTCCATATCTTGCAGAATCCCACATGTGATTAAATTTATCAATAGGTTGGTTTATTGCTATGCCATTTATTAGTTTCATTACGTAATTTTCCTGTTCTCTTTTTGCATTTATATAATTACCATTTTTTACTATATGAATCTTCTTTTGTTTCATTGAAATAAGCCAATACATAACTGATCTGTTTTTTCTTACTTTAGCGATGTTTTCCCATCCTCTAAGCCTTAAATCCTTAACCATTTCCATAGTTCCCTTATTTTCACCTGTATATTTATCTGAACTATCTGCTATTGTTGGCGTTTTTATATCAATATTACTCGCTATAGCAAAATCATGTATTAAACCAGCGTTTTCAGTTGGTTCGTATAGTAATAATTCAATCCATATATTATTTTCATCTTCAGCATATTTGCATAATGCAGTTGGATCAACAGTAAATCCGAAATCAATAGTATAATAATATCCAATATCAGGAAATTGATCTACCCATGTAACATGTTGAAATATTAAACCCTCTGGAGCTGATCGAATACCCTCACCATAAACCAACCATCTATATTTATCAGCCGTTCCATTCTTTATATTTTCTAAATGTGGCCGTCTTTGTTTCTCCGGCAAATGTAAATCTTCAAAATTCCAAGGGCAATAACCTTCGATTGTATTTATTACTGACTGTTCTAAGTATTTGTTATTTTTATATGTTGAATGGGTGAAATGTACATTTGGCTGACCTTCTAAATCAAAACACCAATGTTGAGTATATTTAGGATTCCAATCATAAACAACTAATTTACGACAACGCATATAAATACCGTCAATCTTTTCTTTGTTCTGGTTTTCTAATGTTTCATTGACAAATACTATATCTGATGGGTAGCCTTCTGAGCTATCATCAAGCCCTCTAAACATTACTTGGTTACCATATAGATTATAGTTAGGCTTCTGAGGGTTCTTATAATTGTCATCATTCCATATACCTATTACTTTTAAGCACTTTTGAAATTCTTTAAATGTAAAATCTTTGCAATCTACTAATGTTTCACGAAGTATGTATATTTCGTTATGTTCATTTTCGTTGTTTTCACAATACATCACTAGAAAGTGGAAAAAGTCCCAAGTTTTTGAACTCCTGGAACTACCTTCATTGCATATCGTTATTTTATCTGGTTTGTTTTTGTTTTCAAGGTAAATCTTGACCATTTCATAGAATAAATTATTGGGGTCAAAATTCATATTGTT